TCTTTGTCGATCATCAAGACGGCGTACTTCTTCTTCTTGACGAACAACCCTTTGACGGCGACCAATTCCCGACCCGCGCGAATGATCGCAGAACGCATCTCGTTTGTGTTGAAGGTCTTTGCCATGAACGCCGAGAAGCTCTGGTTGGCGTCTTCAGCGATCAGATCATAAAGCTGGATGACGTTCTCCGGTTGCCACTCAAAGTTGGCATAGACAGGATCATCTTTCAGAATCCGATACGCTGAGAAGTAGGAAGAATCGGTATCCGCGGCTATAATTGCTGAACCATCATAGTGGTACTCACCAGTAATTACCTCGTTGATCTTGGCGTTCATATGCCGGACGATCACCCGACCAGATAGGGTGGTCGATTGCCCGAGCCTTGGATCCCACATCCTGAACGATTCATTCAAAATGGTACCATAGGTGGCGTTCAAACGTATCTTTGCGGCGGCTTGTAGTCGATTCCAGTGATCAACAAGCGCTAGATACTCTGCTTTAGTAGCAGGATCATTGGCGCAGGCAGCAAGTTCACTGAAGTGTCTCTGTTTGGCTTGCATGTTCTTGCGCTCGGCAAACCACTTGCTGAGCAACGCCGGGATCATCCCCTCAATATCGGTGCGGAAGATCGTGCCATTGGCGGTGATGCACAGATTATTGTCCGGGTCATAGATCAGTTCGTATAGCTGCTTGCCGGTCATCTGATGGGTTGTGACGCTATCGGCGAGCATGTCGAAGAAATCCACCGTGAGAATCGTATCGTCCTGAGCATGCATATGTGAGACTTCCAACGTCTCGAAGATGCCATCCCAGGCTTCCGCTCGCTTCGTCTCAGGTAGCTCCTTGGCGCGTTCCGCCACAGCTCGCATGGTTTCATCGAGGCGAACCTGCCCGACCAAGGTTTCCGGACTCATGTTCAGGGCACGGATGGTAGACGGATACAGCGAGTTGATGTCGACGCAGCCGATCCAATCGTGCAGCCCTTTCTTTGGCTGCGCCACATAGGCGCCGACCACGGGCGAATGCTCCGAAGTCTCATCGTCGTCATCACTCGGATCGAAATCGACTTCGGCCACTTCTTCCCGCTTACGATCGGACACCACGGCGCCCATCGCATGCATTTCGTTGATGATCGCCTGTTCGACCAATGCCACACTGCCCATGGTGGTCTTGAGCAGTACGCAGTTGGCATGTGCGATCTGGTTGGCCAACTCGATGAACTTGAGCTTGCGATCGATCTTGACCATCAGCATCACGTCTTGCCGGTTATACTCGATGAACTTCGGGAAGTCATTGTTGTAAAGCTCATCTAATGTGCCGCTATATGGCGTCTTGGTCTCGCCAACCTCGATCTGTGCGATCGAGTTCAGCGCATATGATAGCCGCTGCTGTGGGTTGTGTTTTGCATACAGTTCAAGATAGTCAAGGTGCTGGCGTCCGACCAGATCATAGGTGGTCACCATGCGGCCGAACTTGTTGCGATACTCGCGGCTGATTGGCGCTTGATTCCACAGGCAAAAGCGATGCGTTGCCTGAATGCCCAGCACGCGTTTCGTCCGGTTGATCAAGTAAGGAATGTCGTACTGTGAACTTGACCAGCCGGTGAGTAGATCAACGTCCTCGATGGCGTCGAGGAACGCCAGCAACATATTGGCCTCATCATCGAACACCAGTACGTCGTCATTGACCACCCTTTGGATATCAGTGACACTTGACGGACGCAGTGCGAAGGTGAGCAAGCGCTGGTCAGCACTGCGGTAGAGCGTAATCGCGGTGATCGGGTTGAACGGGGTATCCGGTGGGGCGAAGCCGCCTTGTCTTTGGTCGAAACCCGCCTCAATGTCGAAGAAACCGACATGGAGGATCGGGGCGTCGCTCCCCATGTAGTCTCTGGCCAGGGCGCGGAACACCGGATTGATGTCGGATTCGAAGATCCGCGTTCCGGCGTCACGGAGCGATTTCAGTTCTGAATGAAACTGATAGCCGCGTTTGAACGCTTTCTTGCGGCAGAGATGGCCGAAGATCGATCGGTGTGATCCCTGGGGATGCTCGTAGTAGAAGACGTATTCGGCGGGGATATCGCGGAGGTGGCGTTTGCCATCCCGCCGCTCAACGATGTGGATTCGGTCGGATTTGCGATCTAGAAATGCATCGACGTACATTCGATACAATGGCCTTTAGCTGAAAGGCTCATTGTATCGAATCCGTCAGACGAGAGTCGAGTCAGACCGACGGTGCGGCGGTGACCCCTTGCACGATCTGGTCGACTTCTCGCTGGGAAAGCCGCCGCGCAGTCCGTTCACGTCGGAGCTTCGCGGCCTTGCGTTCCAACTTCTTCTGGTTCTTGCGCCGGGTCTCCCATCCGAGCGCGGCCTTCTCAGATCGCTGGGCGGGTGTGAGCAGTTTCTTCTTCGGCGCCTTGACCCTGGTTCCTTCAGCCCAAGCGGTCCGCCAGACTTGTTTGTGAACCTTCGCGCGCTCCTGAGCGGTCTTGCGCCGGGTGCCGCGGGCGGTGAACTTGGCTCGATGCTTTGCCTCGCTGAGGCTGTATCCCCGTTTGCGCCAGTAAGCGACGTCCGTCATGCGCAACACCTTTCTTCGTCTCGGCATGCGCCTTCCTTTCCAAGTTGTGTGAACTAGGAAACTATCACGGAACTAAAACTCGTCAAGATGTTTCGATATAGGGTATAGTCTTGGAGTTCGTTGCATGCTTGACTTCGAGATTGCTAGGTCCGGCGCGTTCACGTAAGCCTTTGAAATATCAGAAAATTTGTACAAAGCAAACCGCCTGACATGGTCAGGCGGCACATGAGCCTTTCGATTGAGGACGAGCCTTTAGTCTGCCGGATGGTCATCCGCCGGGGAGCGACTAGGGCGGCGTTTCGGAATCCGCCCTAGGTTGCGTAGACGATCCAAGGCGCCGCGGATACTGTTCTCCGTGATCTCCCGACCGAAGTGTGTGCTGCACTGCTCTGCTAATTTACGATTGCTCAAGGTGGGGTTTGCCAAGTAGATGGTGGCGAGATAGTCGTAGTTATCTGGCGACCACTCGATACCGCCCTTGCTGGTGCGTTTGGGGAACTTCAGCTTGTCGATCTGCTCGACGTACACCTGGGGCACTAGGCCCTTGGCTTGCCACTGCTGAATGTGGGTTGTCTCGACCTGCACAGCGCCCGGCGTCTGCTTCGTCGCGAACACATAGTCCTTACGCCAACCGTAGGTGCGGCCCAGGCGACGTTGTAAAGCAGCGAGAAACTGTTCTAACGTATAATGGCCATTGACCGGCTGGGGTGTCAGTTGCGCATTCAATGCGCCGATGCTCTGCTCCAACTGCGCGTTCTTAGTCTCTGCTTCAACTAGTTGCGCCCGCAACTGACTAATCTCATCTTGATAGATAGAGACCATTTGCGCATCGGATGTCACGGCTTTCAGTATCGAGGATGGCAACTCGCCATGCAACTTGCGGCGCAAGCCTTCAAGTGTCTGTTGTCGATCAAGTTCGGTTGTACTTTCATGCGCTATTCGATCGAACATGGTCAGGATCGTACCCTCAATCCCCATCGTTCCCTCCGGCCACGAAGCATCATGAAATCATGCATGCTTTGTTGCGATTGCCTGACACTATCCCTCACAATCTCGTGAGTCAACAACAAAGGCGCGATGAGGCGCCTTTATTGTAATGCCCCTCAATGCACCTACATCGCGCCGGTGATATCGATGATGTCTTCCATGACCATCACATCCTCCTTCTTGTCCGCGAGGTCACCCTTGTAGGCCAAGCGCGCAGCGCCCATCAGTTGCCGGGATTCAATCCCAAGTTCCTCGGCGAGCGATTTGGCGGTGTCGCGCAGCGATCCTTTGATGTCATCAATCTCCTGTAGCTGCGCCTTAGCGGCGGCCATGAACGAATCGAGCTTGCGCTTGTCGTCCGGTGACAGAGACCCTAATAGACTCATCCGATGTTCTCACTTCAAAATCAGTTGATGAATAGTCTTGAAATATCAGGCTGAATGTCACGAAGTCAAGTTTGTTTCTTCTTGGCATTACTGAGCTTCAGTTCAATCGCGCATCAGCATCAGCCCCAACCACCAAACCACACGCCAATGCCATGCACGATGCCGACTGGGAAGAACGTCGCCGACGCGATCAGCAGCGGGCGAAGCCCATTGGCAGCGCAGAACACGATCGACGACAACCACGCGGCGTAGCAGAACGCCCCGCCGACGATCAGACCACCCAACGTCTTCGCGTCCATTGCATCTCGCCGTAGCATTGCGCTCCCCCCTTGGTTCGGCAGGGGACATACTCTGGCGATGATGACACTGCAACACTGGCTCATTGCTAACTGGGCACACGCACCTGAAGCCACGCCGTCGTGCGCTTCATCTCGTATGGCGCGTCTGGATCTTTCACCATCAGCGTATGGCGCCCATCAGTACGTGCAAGCTGCCCGAAGTCGACCAACGCCGCCTGTCCTTCTGGGCTGCTCAGATCCACTTCGATCTGTGGCACGACAAAGATACGACCATTTGTGGCTTGCCACAAGCCACACTCTTGCATGGTTACGAGCATGGTGTGCCGCTCGCACTGCGGAATAGCGCAGAAACCTGTCCGGAAATCAGCCAACGGCAATATGTCGAATAACGCGAATTTAACGCTTGCGCTGTCAGGATGTGGATTCTTGCAGCGCACCATGCGCTCGACGGGAGTTCTTGCCACCAATTCCCCATCAAGAACCATCGAGCCGGGTAACTGCTCCATCAGTTCTTTGAACGATGTTTCTAGTTCAGGAAAGTTTCTCAACCTCCTTCCCTTTGGTGTGAACAAACTCACAGCGTGCGCCTCAACGTCGATGATACAGAGCACCCGGAAACCACCAGGGCTGACTTCTATGCGCTTCCTCCCACGCAACTTGTGTCGATATGCGCGTGCATCACCGTCATGGGGTAGCTGACAGCCGAACACTGGAACCCGGTAGTCCTTTGCCTTTTGGTAAACAGCGGCCAGCTTGTCGAGCACTCGGTTAAAGGCAGGCGCCTGCACGCCGATGTCGGCCTTGAGCAAGATACGCCGGTAGAACAGGTTCCACGTGGCGGCATGACAGCGCGCCGCAGCGTCGTTGATCGCTTGGCGTGCCTCCGCTCCCGTCAACCGACCTCGCCATAAGCCATGTGCCAGGGCAACAAACTCACCGAAGCTGTAATCGCCCAGTGCGCCATCGTCCTCAACGATCTCGGCCACTTTGCTCACACCGAACATCACCAAAGGGTCGAGCGCCAGCCGAGCGCCGAAGAAGAAGTCCTCTTCCCCGGCGATAAACGCTTCGAACAGGACTTGTTCCTTATCCGCGCATGACGTTGCCTGCGCGAGTCGTTGCAAAACTGTGAGTACTGTCAATGGCTTACCACCGCCACTATACGACAGGGGTATCTCGTTGACAAGGAGTTTCGTGATGGTATCGTTTCGACTTGCTATGAAGAGTCATCAACTTCCCAAGCACTGGGTCATCTACGGCAATGCCGCTGGGGCCGTGCGCACCGATGGCGTCGAAATTTGCCGTCAGCATGGTGCGGACAGCGCATTGATCGTCCACCGAGACAATGCGACGCTGGGAGATCCACACCCGCGGCGGTTTCGGCGTCTCAATGCCGCCGCTGCCGCAGCGGATGCCGCTTGGCCCCTTAAAGTCGATCATACGCCCGCCTTTCGGCTCGTGGCTGACCCGAAGGATTGGCGCAAGCCGATCGATGCGGTCGTGTCCTCCGACGTTCTGGGAGCCGTCGTCAGCGCCATCCACTTTTTCACCGGATGTGATACCATTGTAGCGGTCGAGCCAGATGGCCGTTTTCGAGTCAGAACGATGGGTGTCCTCA